AAAATAGAGAGTTTTTTTATACAGGATATATCCATCAGTACTGCGATAATGAGCTATTTGAGATAGCCAGGAGTATTGATCGATATGTTTGGGCTAAAGAAGCAAAATTGACTCATAAGCACCCTATAGCTGATAGGGTTTATCTTGATAATGATTATGAGAGAGTGTATTCAGTTGAGACATCAAGACATGATGCTAAGCTGTTTATTACAAGAAAGAAGGCAAAGGGTTATTTCAAGTTAGGGATTGGCTTCCCATTAACAGATAAGGATATTCCAACTCCATTTTTTATATCATGGAGTGCTATGGAGAAGCCAGACTATACATTTTTTATGCCAAATAACCCTGGCCCAATAGAGGCTATCAGAAATAATCTTGTTGTACAAGCATTAAGGGAACACTGCACAATGCTTCTTATGATGGACACGGATCAGGTTTATCCTAGCGATACAATCCCGAAACTGCTGAGTCATAAGAAAGATGTAACCGCAGTTAATGTACACAGGCGTTATCCACCATTTGATTCAATATTGTACCGTGGAGAGCTTGGCAATTATCATCACGTTCCAGATGATGAGTGCTTCTCAGGCAAGCTTATAGAAGTTGATGCCACGGGGTGTGGCTGTACGCTATTCAATACAGATGTATTTCTTGATATACCTTATCCTTGGTTTGAACACTATAGGATGGGGGATGGTAGAGTTGTAGGAGAAGATATTGATTTCTGTAGTAAGCTGAAAGAATTTGGCTATCAGATATTCGCTGATACTTCAATAGAGGTTGGCCACCTATCTACGCTTGAAATCACTAGAGATTTCTACAAGCTCTACAAGAAGATGAAAGGGTTCGAGTGGAGGGAATCTCCGCAAAATCCCTAAACCCAAGCAACTAACGACTTGGAGGTAGAAATGGCAATTAAAGTTGGTTACAAGGGTAAGGTAACTCTTGGAGCAAGTACAGTAGTTGGTATGGGTACTTGGTCTATGAGCGGTGTAACCGCTGATCAGATGGACGCCTCAGATTTTGGCGACAACTGGAAAATATTCGAATTTGGTATGAAGGATGGTGGGACTATCTCATTTGATGGCCTACTTGATCCAGCAGATACAACTGGTCAGATAGCCTTACAGATAGCAAATCTAAGCAACACTGACTTGACGAGCTTAAGGCTTTATGTTGATAGCACATCATATTATGAGCCTTGCCAGTCAAGTGGGTATTTTGGCCCAGGTGACCTTTCAACTGGTTACGACACTGTTGCGTCTTATGTCAACATCACATCTTTTGACATAAGCATGGATAAGGCTGGTCTTGCTACAATCTCTTTTTCAGGCAAGGTTTCCGGTCTTATGGTTTTGGTTTAACTAGTATGTGCGGGATAGGAGAAGAAGACAAAGGGTGGCTCTTCTGCTCTGAAAGATCATGGTCATGGCCCCTTCCATTTTATTCCCGCACATTTCCAATTGGGGCTTTATCTCTTAATAAAGGGGCTGAACTAAAATGAAATTTGATCTTGAAAATTTGAATCCAGGTGTATTTTTCCCATTTGATGAAGATGATGGTAGTGGTGGCGTTACAATACGTCTTGCTAGTGCTGAAGCATTAAGCAAAATTGAGAAGGCTTGTGTTAAGAAAAAAGTCGAGTACAGAAAAGGTCAGAGGTTTGAAGTATTCAGCGAAGATAGAAAAAAAAGAAGCGATATGATTTGGGACTATGTCATTGTTGGTTGGGAAGGGGTTACTGATCTTGAAGATAAGGAGATACAGTGTACTCCTGAGAATAAGGCTCTTCTTATGGGTAAATCAACTAAATTCTCATCGTTTGTCACAAAATGTCTTGAGAAGCTAACTGATGAGATAACAGATATTGAAGAGGAACTGGAAAAAAACTGATTGAAGTAGTCGAGAGACTACAAGAAAAACCTGACTGTGACCTCTGTATTAAAACTTGGGAGATGTATGATAAAACTCCTAAGTGTGATATTTGTATGCCACAAATAATGGATGATAACATTGATGTTATTAATGTCTATGTTAGAGTTCAAGGCCAGCATATAATGGGGATGTCTGGCCCAGTTGACTTAAATTTAGTAGCATTAAGGATAGTGATAGACACCCTTGATGTTGGTAATAAAGAATATGTTTTTGACAGAGTTCATAACCTTTACAATCTTATACTGTCTAGACGAAGAAAAGAAGAAGAAATGAAAGGGAAGGTAGAGAACTAATGCGCGTCGGTGTTGCCTATGTAGATGTACGGGTTAACATGGCCCAGTACAAGACAGACCTTCTGAAACTTGAAACTCTTGCTTCTCAAGCAGCAACGAGTGTCAATTCAAGGCTATCTAAGATAGGCGTTGGTTATTCAGAAATGGGCAAGGGCGCTAGCGCTGCTGCAACGTCTGGTGATAAAGTTGCTTCATCTGTTTCTAAGCAAAGAAAAGGTCTTATTGGGCTCCTCCCACATGTTGCTCTTGTTACAGCATCTTATATGGCTATGCGTACTGCTTGGAGAGGATTTATCTCTGGTCTTGGAGCAGGTGTTGAGTTTGAGCAGAAGATGTCTGCTGTTAAAGCAATTTCACGTGCTACTGCTGATGAATTCATAAGGCTTGGTAATGCAGCTAGGGAGATGGCTGTTAAAACTGTCTTTACATCAACTGAGGCTGCTGATGCTTTGAGATACCTTTCTATGGCTGGTTTTTCTGTTCAAGAGTCAATGGATTCCTTACAGGGCGTTCTTAATCTTGCTCTTATTGGTGAATTGGAGCTTGGACGTGCTACAGATATTGCTACAGATACGCTTAGGGCATTTGGTCTTGAAGCAAGTGAGATTAACCGTGTTACTGATGTTATGGTATCAACGATAACAAGATCAAATACAAATATTGAGATGATGGGACAAGCAATGAAATTTGCTGCTCCTGTTGCTAAGTCACTTGGCTATAATATAGAACAAATATCAGCTATGATAGGTGTTCTATCGCAATCGGGCGTTAAAGCTGGTATTGCTGGTAGGAATATACAGCAAGCTCTTGTCAGGTCAGCTGATGCTGCTAAAAAGTTAGGTCTTGAAATTGGATCTAATTTAATAGACGTTGTTAAAGCATATAATATTGAGCAGGAAAAGCTTGAAAAAAGGATTGGTGCTGTTGGTGCTAGAGAGGCAATAGCAAGCCAGATAAGAAAAGATTATGGCCTTATAGCGTTGAAATCAATACTTATCCTCAAGGATAACATTGATACATATGAAAAGTTGTATGAGGCGGCAAACAAGTCTGCTGGTGAGACTCAAAGAGCTGCTGATATTATGCAGGACAATGTTGACTCTGCTTGGAAACTTGTTAAGTCAGCTATATCTGATCTATCTGTTGAAATCTTTTATAATTATAAAGAAGGATTGAAAGACTTTTTGCTAGAGACTGCTCGCTGGTTTAGAGAGAATAGGGAACGGATTAGCGATGTTGCTGATGTCATCATAGCAGGTATGTCAAAGACTGGTGAGGCGCTGGCTTCATTTGGTAGAGGTCTTTCATCAGTAATATCAGAATTATATAAATTAGCATCTTTACAAGAAGGTCTACCAGAGAGTATAGTTGGAGCTGGAGGTATAGGTCTTATAGCTGCTATTGTTGGAAGGTCTTCGACTATTGGTTTAATAACTGCTGGACTTGTTCTGTTAAACGATGAGATGAAAAAGTTTACATCTGAGAGTGAGCGTCAAGCAGCTAATGTTTTGCAATCAGGAGGGTCTGTAGAAGATATTCTTAAAGCTGCATATGGTTTTAAAGGTGAAGTTAAAACTTTTAAAGTTCCAGGTGTGACAGATCCTATAGAGAACCTGAGGAATGAAATAGACAAGCTTGCAGATACATCAATATATGCTAAAAGTGATTTCACAAGCTTTCTTGATTCAATCAGCACAGAAGAGCTTGTCAAGAGAGAAGCAGCAAAAGCATTCATAGAACTCCCATCTGAAGTAAAAAAAGCATATAGCGACACTCTTGCCCTTGAGAGGTACAAAGAGAAAATAGATGGGATGTTCAGTTCTATGTCTGATATAGCAAAGATTGATGACCCGACAAAGAAAGCTATTCAAGCAGCAAAAAATGCTCTAATAGCTGAGTACAAGAAAGCATCAAAAGAAAAGGAAAAACTTTCTAAAAAGGAATTTGAGTTTGATTATAAAAATGCTATCGAAGAGGCAGACAAGCTTAGAAAGATAAAGGAAATATCAAATGAGGATGCTATAGCAATAGCTAGAAAGAATGCTCAGACAGAAAAGAAGCTTGAGGCTGATAAAGCAAAGGCTATCATTGATCTTAATGATAGAATAACAAAGAAATTCATAAAAGGTAGTGCTGAATGGCTTGATGCTAGAGCTAAAGACATTGAAGCAGAAAAGGACAAATACAGAAAATTAAAAATAGATGAAGATTTGATAAATAAAGCATTTGCCCAAGAAGAGCGTGAATTGATACGGCAGAGACTAGTCTACCAAGGTAACTTTTATGATGGAGCAGTAGCATATCTTGATGAGTTATCTCAGCAGATAACATCTTGGGGGCAAGTAGGATATGCAGTAATGAAGGACTTTGCTGAAAAGTCTTCATCAGCACTATCTGATACGCTATTTGGCGTAATAACTGGTGAGCTTGATAATCTAAGCGACATATGGGACTCTGTTTGGAAATCTATGCTTAAGACTTTTCTTGATGTTGTGTCTCAGATGGCTGTTAGATGGGCGCTACTTGAGTTTGGAGGCTTATTTGGGCCATCTGGTACAAATTATGTATCAGGGCTTCTTGGGCTTGCTAATGCTTCTACAGCAGGTTCTGGTGGAGGTGCTGGCAATATTGGTTTACTCTCTTCTGTTGGGAGTAAAGCATCTTCCCTGTTTGGAGGAGGAAGTGCAGCTGTTGGTGCACAAGGGACTGGAGCAGCAGCAAGCACTTATGGTGGTGGAGCAGGTCTTGGTAGCTATGTTGCTGGGCTTGAAGCCCCAATTAGCACAGCACCTACTGCTGGAGCAGGAGCCGGAACTATATCTATTGGAGGGTATACTGGGACTGCACTAGGTGCAACAGGGGTTGGAATTGGTGCGGCAGCATTTCTTGCTGGAACATATAAGTTCTGGAGCGAATGGGGGCAGAAGTTTTCACCTGCTGCTTTAGAATGGGTACAAGCATGGCTGAATAATGATCCTGCTGTGCCTGGATTTGAAGGAGCGCCACCTGGTAGCGGTGGTTATGGATATCAAAGTCTGATCACTGGCCCTGATATTTTTAAGCAATGGCTTGCAGATATGCTTTGGGGACCAACTCAATACGACGATAATGCAGTTCAGAAAGATACTGGAGCATTAGCTGATTTAGCAAACTCGATCTATAATAGAAGTATTGGTGTCAGCGATCTTAGAAATGAAACTGATATTGTAAAGAAATTAGTGAATTATTGGCAAGACCCAACTGCTCACCAGATGGGAGGCATATTGAGGTCGGCAGACATGCTTAAGCTTGGTAAAGGTGAACCATTCTTTAGAGGTCTTCCAGGTGAAGGAGTTGTATCTCACAGAGGGATGAAAGCACTCGAAGATTTGAACTTGGGAAATACTGGTGGAGAAGTTCATGTCCACCTATACATAGATGGTCGTGAAATAGGGTATACTGTTGCTGATCAGACAAAGAAGCTGCCAGAGTTAATAACAGCAATAAGAAAGGTTGCTAGATAATGTCTGCCAAAGAGATGTATGATTATCTTTCTGAAGCAACACCAGATTATTCAGCTACAACGCTAAGTATACCATGCCAAGTTGAGCTTATAGAATCTGGTGAATTTAGTCAAGAAGTACATGAGGGAGATGACACTAGTGAGGAAGTAATAACATTTTCATCATCGCCTAGATTTAGTGTTGAGCTACAATGGCCGGTTAAAAGTGAGTCTGATACAGGGACAATACTTGACTTCTTTCTTGATACAGCAAAAGGTTATGGATTCTCAAGAACCTTCAAGTGGGATCACCCAGTAGATAGCCATACATATGTTGTTAAATTTAGGAGCGCAATAAAAAGAACTTATAAGCCAGGCATTTTTTATGGCATAAATACAATAACATTGAAAGTTATTGGTAAAGTACTAGACGCATGAAAACCTTTGACGCAAACCAACAAGCTATTATTGATGCTGATTACAAAACTGTTTCTTGGTTTTTTGAGGTATCTAGCACCTATATTGATTATGATGCGAAACCATCAGATGCTAAATTCACAGTAGGAAATTCCCTATATCAGATGGTTGATGGAGAAGTAACTGCTCAGGGAACTATTGAGAAGCATGAACGGTTTACGCAATCAACAGGCAGACTTCATCTTTCTGGAATACTCGGAACTTTTGTTGATGATTATCCGGTTTATGAAGCGACTTATGGAGGCGAATTATGCACTAACCCCGAATTAACAACGGATACAACCGACTTCGCTGCCAGTGCAGGCGATAGTATCGCAAGAGTAGATTCCTCATCAGATCCTGGTGTCGATTCTACAACAGCAGGAGCAAGTGATAAGTATTGTTTAAAGGTTACAAATGCTTCAGGGGCTGGTGAAGCACAGGGTGGATACGACAAGTCTATATTCACAGCAGGTGATTTTTATATAGCAAGCCTTATAGCTTATAGCCCATCAGCAAATACATCTGTTGGATATGATCAGCTTAGACTTGACCTTGTGACAGGTAGTGTCTATTCTAGTAGAAGCGGGATAGATGATACATGGAACACTCACACAGTTGTTGCTCAAGCTACTGGAACAAGAATGATTTTATCCGTTGGTGGATTTACCGATTTTGGAGATGGTGATATCCTATATGGCGACAAATTCTCAATAAAGAAAATCACAAACGCTGCGATGTGCAATGGAGATCAGCAAGGAGATTTGTATTATTGGTCAACAAAATTCTATGAGCATGGCGGACTTACATTTGATTATGATCCATTGACATTTGGTGCTGATGAAATCGTATTTGGCAATGATTACACATATAAGGTAATAATAGATAGTTTTGATGGGATTGAAGTAAACTCACCATTAAGTCAGCTTGGTGTATATGCGCCAAATACATTAAGTTTCGACATTGACAATTCAGATGAATCACTTGTTGCATCAGACTTTGTTAATTCAAGAGTACTTCTTTCACTTGCTATGGAATCTGATTCGACACATGAAGTTATGAGGCAGTGGAAGTATATTGTTGACCAATCTAATTCTGTGTATGGAAGGATAAAATTTTATTGTAAAGATTTCATCGCTAAGAATATGGAAGGAGATTATCCTTCAACTCCACTTTCATCTGACTTATTCTCACCGCTTTCATCTGACTCATCTCTAGTTGATTCAGAGCCATTTTGTGTCCCAATACCATTCGGGACAGCATATATACCGTTGCAAGTAGTATCAGACTCAGCATACAATAGAGGATATTTGCTTGGCCCATCTGATTACACATATACAGTAACAGAGGTATCATCTCCAAGAGATTTTAATGCTGCACAAGTTTGGGAAAGTACGGATGCTGATTTCAGGCAGGATACAAAATCAGATCGTTTTGATCCATCAGATGATTGGAAAGTTTTATATCCTTACTTAGCAAAAATGGATGAAAATTCATATGCTGGATCACATACTGGAGCAAATGATGCTGCAACTCTAACAGATAGCACTAAATCATGGGCTGTAGACTCACTAATTGGCTTGAGAATTGTTAATGATACAGACGGATCATCTGGTTATATAACTGACAATGATGCAACGACAGTCACAACATCACTATCTGGTGGTACAGATGATGACTTTGATACAGGCGATTCATACCACATTGAGATGACAGGCCTTTGGGTGGTTAATGGTGAATATCAAAATCTTCTTGTTAAGTTTTCAAGGAGTGATTTATCATCTACTACTGATCCTGCTGATCACATAGAATATGTATTAGAGGATATTGGGATTGGATCAGGAAATATTGACACAGGTTCTGGAAGTACATTTGAGACTGCATCAACAACTTATACAAGCTGGGGTCTTGAGTTCAATGGTGCGTATTATTATAGACAGCCAACACCAAAGGTTATATCATCTTTATTGAATCAGAGTCATTCTACTCTTGATGTAGATTCTAAAGTTGAGATTAGAACACTATCTAAGACTTCGCAGCAGACGCTTACTGATGCTGATATTCTTAAAGGCTCTTTTAAGTCTTCTTACCTAACAAAGAGTGAGTATGATTCTGGCTTGATTGCTTTCCAAGAAGATGGTAAGCCACAAGATATATTTCAGAAACTTACTGTCCCTGCTAAGAATACATGGGATAATCCATCATCTGATGTATTTGAGATAACATTAGTCCAAGACTCTCAAGTTGCTCAAGCTCTTGGTATGCTGAAGTACCAGAGAGAGTATCTCAGAGAGTCTAATGAAACATTTGATGCAAAATCATCTTGTCTTGCTCTACAACCAAATGATGTCATAACGATAAATCATTCAAATTATGGGCCATCACATGATGTTCTTATTGAAAGCATGCATATTCATAGGGATGCATCTATAACATTCAGGTGTGTAAAATTCTCACTAGCACTAGATGATTTTGATGACTTATCACCATCAGCAGTGTCTGTTACGTCTGATGGAAATACTACTTATTGGCAGCCTGTTGTGTCAGGGCCAGATAGCCTAACACCTGGTACTGGAAATATTCCACATGTTCTTCCTGGTTCACTTAGGATTGGTGGATCTGGTGATTATATATACATAGACGCAACAGCGAAAAGTATCAGCAGTTCAAATTATGTTTCTGGAGTAACTGGGTCTGGATTTTTTCTTGATTCTGATCTTCTTGAAGTAGGAAATATTGCTTGTAGAGGTGTTATAAGGACGGCTGTTTTCCAGAAAGATGTTGTATCAGTTATTGGTGGCAATTTACTTGTTAGACCTGGAGATGTTCTTGCTACAGATATGACAGCAGAAGATGTCTCAACGCTTACAATTGAAGGGAATGAGACATTCTCTGTAGATGATATATTGAGGATAAAGGATGGATCAGATGATGAATGGTTAATTGTCACAGATGCTGGATCAGCTCCGACTTATACAGTTACACGTGATTTAGATGCACAATATGGCGCAGACTCGAATCCTGCTTGGACTAAAGGTGCAACAGTTGTTAATTATGGCCAAAGCGGTGATGGAGGGATACTTTTAACATCTTCTGAGTCGAATGCACCACATATAGATATTTTCACCCATGCTGGCTCACCTTACGATACTACAATTACAAGAGTGAGAATTGGCAATCTTAATGGCTTTCTCAGTTTTGTATCTGATCTTTACGGCATTGCTATGGGCGAGTCAGGGAAGAGCCTATCATATGATCCAACAAATGGCCTTATTCTTACCGGCCCAGGTATTGAGGTTGGTACATCTGGTTATTTCAGATCAGCAGGGAAAACTTCTTATGCCGATACAGATGCAGGTATATGGATAGGATATGATAGTGGTGAGTATAAAATTAATATTGGTGATGCCTCAAGTTATATCACTTGGGATGGAAGCAATTTAACCATAACAGGCGGAGTTGCGGCGTCGACAGTTGAAGTCGGAACATCTGGATATGTTAGAACAACCGGCAAAACCTCATACGCCGATACAGACGCAGGTTTTTGGCTTGGGTACGACTCAGGGGCATATAAATTAAACATAGGTGATGCTACTTATTATATGAAGTGGACAGGAACAGCCTTACAAGTTGCAGGACAATTTCTTGGAGCGACTGTAGGGGATATTGTAGAAGCGAGCGATGTTCCTGAAAAGACATTCAACCAAGGCTCTGGAAGCGGTTATCAAAAACATGCAGAATTTACTATTGGTAGGGGTGGGGCATACAGGATTACTTGGGAGCATGAGATTAACTTTGGTGGTGGCTACACCTTATCGACAAGAGTTTATAGGAATGGAACCGGAGTAGGGACAACAAAAACAGCAACAAGTGCTGGAAGCTATGAAGCTGAATCAGATGATGTGAGCGGATGGAGTCCAGGCGATTTGCTTCAATTGTATTGCATAACTGATTATGGTCCAGGCGGTGAGTGTAAATTAAAAAACATAAGAGTAAAAAGTTCTAACCCAATGATGACCACAACTGTTGAGGAAGATGTATAATGGCTATTATAAGAGTATCTTTTCAACATTTTAGTGAAAGAATACCACTAAGAACTCGATATGAAGAAGAAGGGTATGGAAAACTATTGGAACATACCAATGTTGACGGTTCTGGATATTTTGATTTTCAATTAATTGTTCCGTGTGTGATTGATAATGAAACTATGTGGGCGGATGGCATTGACAGTATAACAATATCCAATCTGCCAAATCCATCAACTGTGATATTTGAAGATGAAGAATATGAAGTAACGGATGGAGTGTTTCAATTCACTTTAGACCTTGCTGGTGATTATAGAATAAGATGCAAGGCTGATGAGCACATAGATAAGGTATATTTTATAAATGCAAGTTAATTTAAAAGCACCAGATAAAAATAAATTAATAGAGGAATTAAAAAACGATGCTATCATGAATCCTCTTATGAAGGCAGATTACAGCCAGGTAGATACATGGGTTGATAATAATCTTACCGATGTTGCAATGATGCAAGCAGTAATGAAACGGGTTTTAAAGTCAATAAAATATTTATTAACAGACTTGATTAAAGAAGCAGGAGTTGAATGATAACACGAGATGAAATAGCAAAAATATATCTAGCTGTCTACCCTGATTTGGAAAATTATTATGCTATAATAACCAGTACTGAATTAATTATTCCAAAGTTCGATGAGGAATTATGGCCTAAAATAAAAGAGTTTTCAGTTGCTGGAATCCCTCATATAAAGAACATTCGAGATTGTGAAAAGAGAGTATGGAAAGTATGGGGCAATATCCAATGGGATAGAGGGATGCGTGCAAAACAACTTCCAGAAGAAGAAAGAAAAACATGGACGATTGGTTGGTTATTTGGTTTTAAGATGCCTTTTGAAACAGAGCATTCTATAATAACGACTTATTCTGATAAGGGGATTATTAATATAGATCCATTGACAGATAGTATAGAAAAACCAGATGTGAATAAATTCAATGCAATTTTATTGGTGATGTAATGAAAAGAGTATATTTTATCTTTCTTTTATGCTTTATCTTCTTAACAGGGTGTATTGAACATCAGTTTATTGTAAAAGATAACATGTTTGCAGTTGTCACAACTGAAGAAGCAAAAGAATATAAGAAAGAAAAAGAACACAGTGAATGGCAGGAGAAAATAGCACTATATGGTAAGATACCAAAAGAGAAGGATTATACTTCATCTTTTGCTAAATCAGGACTGAATATTGATACTGATAGTAATGATGCTGTGGATTTTGAATATGGCGGTTGGAATATGGATGTTTCATCCATAGCTGCAG